CACCGCTAAACATTGGTCATCATTTAGGTCAGGGCGAACATTCTGCACATCCTCGATATGCCAATCATCTGCTAAATACCAAACACCTTCTTCATTCTGTTTAATGTGCGCCATTACAATTCTCCCTCAGGTATCTCATAGCCACGGTTCATCCATGACTTAATTTGAATGTTCTCGAACCAATCCTTGACTGTTGGTATGATGCCACCACAATCCTCTTTGACGTGTTGCTCGCCAATGTAACGCACAGGCACTTCACGCCCATCGCTATTGACAATCATGTTGCCGAACACACGCTCGCACTCAAAAATACCTTGCGAGTGATGGCGCAACGCACGATGTCTAGCATCTGCCCATACTTCTTTAGTTGCATCGAACCAATCGTGGATGGCAGTATAGTCCTCGACCTTACCGCCCCACTTCTTAACTGTTGTTAGTGCATGATGGTTAGGGTGCATTATGCTTCTCCATTCACAGGGTAAAAGATTGCCTCATCTTCGTTCGGGTCATACTCAAAGAAATGGTCTTCGGTATCAGTGATGTTAATCTCCATGTCAACATTTACACCGAATACTGCACCGCTATCTATAGTTAGAAACACTCGCCCTTGACCACCATCGTTGTTATACCAATCCATACCTGTTTCATCTAGCACACGATAGCCGATATCCACAAGCGCATCATGTAGCTTCACTTGCTTGGTCTCGGGATTTTGGTCGCCATACACCTGCTTAGTCCACGCAACCATATCTTCAGGCATAGGCATAATCTCGCTATTGGCATTTTCTAAATACACTTCTTCAATCCCACCGCTATCACCTTGTCCTGCAAAGTCAATCTGTATCTTAGCAACACCTAACATCTTTAACTGTGTTGTCAATGCTACTGCTTCATCCTTGCTATCAAAAAACTGTTTATTCGCCATAATATCCACCTCTCACATATTTAATTGCATCCATCGGGTCTGTTGCTCGCACAAAGGTTGTCTTGCCTACCCATACACCATCTTCTTTTAGGTCATACTCAACCCTGTGCATTACATAAGTCTTGGTGTCATCTTGCTCAACACACTTAGCACTCATGTTTTTTAGTTCTATCATGCTCATAGCCTCTCTCCTTTAACATTGTGGAACTTCGTGAACTTTGTTACTTACCTGTGCGTGTGAATACTGCTTCACGTTGCAAGTGCATCGCATGACGCATGATTTGAAATATCGCATAGTGCATATCAATCTCCTAATAATAACCAAAGAACCCAACCTACAAAGCCTATCACCAACACGCTTACGATAACGTCATACATCATCATTCTCCTTTGTTGGTGTTGTCATAACACTTGCCGCCCACTTCATCATCTCAGGCTTCTGCTTCATCGCATACAACCACGCATCAATGTCTGCGCTTTCATCTGCGAACATAATCTCCATGAACTGCTTAGCTAACTCGTTACTCATAATGCTCTCCCTTAACATAGTGGAACTTCGTGAACTTTGTTACACATGAACAGACGTGCGTCTATTCAATGACTCTATTATAGCCTATCTACTTGACATTGTCCAGTCAGTGTTACGCTCTATTCACGGTCACTCTCTAGGTTTAGGGTTAGTGTGGTATAGGCGATGCCCTTCAGGATAGACCCAATTGTCGGCTTCATACTGTTCGGGTGTTTTCCAATCCGATAGTAACTCCTCAAAGAACGCTTTCTCCTCAGCAGTAGCCACGTTGGTGTCTTTGTTCGCTTTTGTATTCGCCTTGATAGATTGTGATGCATCTCGGTGTGCTATCGCATACTCAAAAAGCTTCCATATCGGTGCAGGCATTTGTGTTAAACCTTGCTCATATCTTGCCCATGTGTTAGATGTGATTAAGCATAATTCTGCACTCTCCGATTGCGTTAATTTCGCAAATAGTCGAGCCTCTTTTACTTCTCTTGGTGTGGGTTGATAAAACTTAGACATACGTATTTCTCCTTAACAAAGTTCACGAAGCTGATAAAAGTTACACTTCCCTATACAGGGTGTATATACATTATACATAGTTTCTATTCAGCGTGTATATACATACTGTATAAAAAGTATTCACCTTGTATAGTCATACTGTATAGAAAAATGAGGTATTTTTTGGTTGATATTGTCAACTTTGTGAACTTCGTAATTTACGTAATTTTATTGTCAAGTTATAAGTCGTTGATTTCGTTCACTTTGTGATTTAGGACTTGACAGTAAAATTACGTGAATTTCCCTTTATAATCAAGAAGATAACGTAACTCTGGACAATGAAATTACGTGCGTAATTCTGTAAGTCATTGATTTATCTATTTAATTACGTAATTACGTAGATTTCTAAAAATACTGCATCTGGCGAAGTCAGTTGAACGAAGCTAACGAAGTTTTCAAAACTCAAAATATTTCGGCTGAGTGCTAAGAATATCTTTTTTAACTAAATTACGTAATTTTAGGAGTTTATCTTTCTGCATACAATGACTTACATGCATTACGTGAACCATTTTCGAATTTACGCACGTAATGTATTTGATTATAAACAACATTTCACATTGTCAACTTTGTAACCTATTGATTATAAAGCATTACGTGCTTTTTTGGTCACGTAATTTTATTGTCAAGTCTTGAGCCTGTTTTTAGGTGGTTTTCTTTTGTAATCATATACATAGACGTATGAATGGTGATACTTTACTTTAACAAAGTTCGCTAAGTCATTGATTGTTCGTTCGAGCTTAAATCTCCCTCACTCACTCACTTACCCTCTTATTACGGTCATAACTTCGCCATCGCTAGGCGAAAAAAAAGCCCCTCAAATCGAGGGGCTTTGTGAACTTCGTGAATTAAAGTGGCGGGTTGTTTGGGTCGATAAACTTATAAATTAAATTGCGAGCAAAGTTTTCCCAATATCGGGAATATTCATTATAGGGGGCGGGAAGGTCTTTTTTAACTTCGTTTAAATAGCTTGTTAGTGCTATCAATTCCGCAAGGTCTTTGTGTTTTATGTCATTTACATTCATAATAAGCCTTTCGTGTTGTAACATAGTGGCTTAATTGCCACTATGTTACAGTTGGTTTTTATTTATTGCGAGCTAGCTTTGCCACTTGCTCATAGTTATTTTTTACCCACACTAGCGTTGCCAATTGCTCGAGGTTTGAACCAGTAACCCAACGCTTGAGGGCGTTTTTAAGTTCGGTTGTATTTTTGCTTTCAGTTTTCTTGATAGCATTTTGCGCTTGCTTTTCTCTCTTTTGCTTTTCACTAGCTAATTGAGTGGCTCGCTTGAGGCTTTCTTTATCACCACTTGCACCAGCCTTTGCCAATTGCTCAATTTGAACCGATAGCGAGGTATCGTCAATACTAGCTAGCTCTGAACGTAATTTGCTCATCGACTCGGCGTTTTTGCTTTCGGCTTTCGGCAATTCATAACCTAAGGCTTTCACCTCTTTAATCACATAACTATTGAGCCACTTTTCAATAGTGTCAAATTTGCGATTTTTAACGCTTGCTATGCTATTGATTAAATGTTTTTTGACGGCTTGATACGTTGGATAGTCGGGCTTGGCTTCGGTTAGATAGGAATAAAAACTATCAACCAACACGGCTTCGTTATCCTGATACGCTTTCGTGGCTTCGGCTTGTCGTTCGTATAATCCAAACGTGGTATTAGCTTCACCAACGATTGGGGCTAGTGTTAGTTTCACGCTATCGCTTAGGATAGTTTCAACCTTGCTAGGTGAATGGGCTATTGCTTTATTGCTTTTCAATGATTGTGACATGATAAAACCTCTCTATATATAAATGATTAAAAGTATCGGAACGGCTTGCTCGCTGAACCGATGAGCCATTAAACCATATGAACTAGACAATGTCAACTTTATAGCTAACAAAGTTCAAGAATTGCCACGAAGTTACACGAAGCTCACGGTGTAAAGAAAGCGCGTGATAGCATACATTGTCAACTTCGTCAACCCACTACACCCCTATCCCCCGATTTTTGATTAGGAGTCCCGCGCCTGCGCATACACTGAGACGAACATAAATAACTAGGATATTTTGTTGAATTTGCGTCTGGCACAACCCCCCCGTCACTAAGATATTCGCCCATAGTTTAAAATTTTTATAAAAAATTCAATGAAATCAATGTCAAGTTTAGCAAAGTTCACGAAGCCTACAGTATAAATTCTGCGCCCCACGCAAACTTTGTGAACTTCGTGAACATAAACACTTGTTTTATTTCGTAAACTTTGTTATATTGCGTCCATCGCAAATTAGATTGCGCAAAAAAGGTGGCTTCAGTGTCCATAAAAATCAAACCAGATCCAACAAAGCCGTTACCAGACGACTTTGAATCCGAAGAGCCTACAACTTTTGCCGAAAGGGTTAAGGTTGCAGCTGCAACTGCCAAGATGCTGCTAGAAGCTGGGGCAGAAATACCCGTATCTACTCAAGAAAAGAAGGAAGCAGAGGAAGTATTCAAGGCTTTCACTGATCCCGAGACCAAAAACCCGGCTCCGCCGGTCGTAAACAAATATTTAAACACTCCTGCAACGGTTAGACATCTCTATATGATGCTCAGTGACTACGACCACCAGGTTGTACAAGAGGCTGTGCAGCTTAGACGGTACGTTACCAACAAATTAATCGAGGATACTAACCTCACAGACCCACGGCATAGACTTCGTGCACTAGAACTACTGGGGAAAATCTCAGATGTTGGTCTGTTTAGTGATAAAACTGAGGTTACAGTGACGGCGATAAGCCAAGAAGAGCTAGAATCGCAGATTCGGACGAAACTATTCAAGATTTTGGGTAATAATCTGAACATTAGGACTGAAACAGAGATTATTGATGCTGAGATTACGTCGTTAACCCCTGCGGACTTGAGAGATGCTACGTAATGGCACAGATTACGGGGATAAAAGACGAAGATTTACAGGCGGCGCTTGCGCAAATCAACACGCTGCCTCTAAACGAGCAAAAAGAACTGCTTGCAATGCTCGATCAGTTAGAAGGGATGCAGTCAGTACAGGCTAGACAGAATACGTTCTTAGAGTTTATCAACCATGTGTACCCTGGGTACAAAGTAGGAGAACACCATAAACGACTGGCCCAAATCTTTGAAGATATTGCGAACGGCAAAAAGAAACGAGTTATTGTCAACATTGCGCCTCGCCACGGAAAGAGTGAACTTATTTCATATCTTGCTCCTGCATGGTTCCTTGGCAAATACCCACATAAAAAAATTATTATGGCATCTCACACAGCTGATTTGGCAGTTAACTTTGGCCGTCGTGTTCGTAACTTGGTGGGTTCGGAAGCGTATCGAGACATTTTTCCGGAAGTAGAACTACAAGCAGATAGTAAGTCTGCGTCTAGATGGGGTACTAACTATAATGGAGAGTATTTTGCTATTGGTGTCGGCGGTGCTCTGGCTGGGCGTGGCGCTGACCTTTTTATTATCGATGATCCACATTCCGAGCAAGATGCCAAGTTGGGAAGGGCTGATGTGTTTAAGCCTGCTTGGGAGTGGTTTCAGTCTGGGCCTATACAACGTCTTATGCCAGGTGGGGCGATTATTGTCGTAATGACCCGTTGGTCTAAGCTAGACTTGACAGGTGAGATTGTTAACCAGATGGTCAAGCAAGAAGGTGTAGATGAGTGGGAGGTTGTAGAGTTTCCAGCCATCATCGAAGACTCAGTGACCCATGAAGAGAAACCGCTTTGGCCTGAGTTTTGGCCAATTGAGGAATTACAGGCCAAACGTGCTGCACTAGATGTGCGGTACTGGAACGCGCAGTATCTACAAAACCCGACATCCGAAGAGGGTGCGTTGATCAAACGAGAGTGGTGGCAGATATGGGAGAATGAACGTCCACCTAAGTGTGAGTTCACCATAATGAGCCTAGATGCGGCTCAAGAGAAGAACACCCGTGCCGACTATAACGCGCTTACAGTTTGGGGTGTGTTTTTTAACGAAGAGACTGATAATTACAATATAATACTGCTAAACAGTATCAAAGAACGTTTGGAGTTTCCAGAACTTAAAGACTTGTGTATACGAGAATACAAAGACTGGGAACCAGATGCATTTATAGTTGAAAAGAAATCTAACGGCGCTGCACTGTACCAAGAGTTCAGACGGATGGGTATTCCTGTTGGGGAGTTCACACCGGGCAAGGGGCAAGACAAAATTGCTCGAGTTAACGCCGTATCAGATTTGTTTAGAAGTGGTATTGTATGGGCTCCAGATAAACGTTGGGCTAAAGAAGTCATGGAAGAGTGTAACGACTTCCCTTCAGGCGCTAACGATGACTTAGTTGACTCTACAACAATGGCCTTGATGCGGTTTCGTCAAGGTGGATTTATTAGGCTACCAATTGACGAACCAGAAGACATTCAAGGATTTAGAAGTTCAAAAGGTAAACCATTCTACGCGATTTAAAGGATAAAACATGGCAACAAATATGGACAAAGGGCTCTATACAGCCCCGCAGGGTATAGAAGATTTGGCAGCTCAAATGCCAGAACCAGACTTAGAGATTGTAATTGAAGACCCAGAAGCAGTGCATATAGGCATCGGGGATTTAGAGATTGATATTGAGCCTGAAGCAGACGAGGACGAGTTTAATGCAAACTTGGCTGAAGATATGGACGAAGGCTTACTTACGGACTTATCTAGTGAGTTGCTTGGTGAATATCAAGCTGACGTAGATTCACGTAAAGAATGGCTAGATACCTATGTAGATGGCATTGACTTATTAGGTATGAAACTGGAAGACCGCACAGAACCTTGGCCTGGTGCTTGTTCTGTAGTGCATCCTCTATTGTCAGAAGCACTTGTTAAGTTCCAAGCTGAGACAATGTCAGAAACGTTCCCAGCTGCTGGTCCAGTTAAAACTCAGATTGTGGGTAAAATAACAAAAGAAAAAGAAGAAGCTGCAGAACGTGTTAAAGATGACATGAACTACCAGTTAACAGAAGAAATGCCAGAATACCGCCCTGAACATGAACGCATGTTGTGGGGTCTAGGCTTATCAGGCAACGCGTTTAAAAAAGTGTACTACGATCCAGCGCTTGAACGTCAAGTAGCGGTATATGTACCAGCTGAAGACATTGTTGTGCCTTATGGTGCGTCAAGCCTACAGACAGCTCCACGTGTAACCCACGTAATGCGTAAGACAGAGAATGAACTGCGTAAGCTACAGGTAGCTGGGTTCTATAAAGACATTGACCTAGGCGAGCCATCACATACAATCGAAGAAGTTGAAAAGAAGATTGCTGAGAAGATGGGTTTCAACGCTACAATGGACGACCGCTATAAGATTCTTGAAATGCACGTTGACCTTGATTTAGAAGGTTACCAAGATGAAGATGAGGATGGAGAACCTACAGGAGTAGCACTACCATATGTAGTAACTCTTGAACGTGGCACTGGCGCTATCCTTGCTATCCGTCGTAACTGGGACCCAGAGGACGACACTAAACAAAAACGTCAACATTTTGTCCACTACGGTTACATTCCAGCGTTTGGTTTTTATTGTTTCGGTTTGATCCATTTAATTGGAGCAGCTGCTAAATCAGGCACGATGTTATTACGTCAATTAGTAGATGCAGGAACGCTAGCTAACTTACCAGGTGGTTTCAAAACACGAGGTTTACGAATTAAAGGTGATGATACTCCGATTGCACCAGCTGAATTCCGTGATGTCGACGTTCCAAGCGGTACAATTCGTGACAACATCCTTCCACTACCATATAAAGAGCCTAGCCAAGTACTACAAGGCCTCATGACAGGCATTATTGAAGAGGCTAAAGCGTTTGCTAATGCTTCTGATATGAAGGTGTCAGATATGTCCTCTCAAGCACCTGTAGGTACCACACTAGCGTTACTAGAGCGTACTCTTAAAGTATCTTCTGCAGTTCAAGCACGTATCTACTACGCAATGAAACAAGAGTTTAAGTTATTAGCAGGCATTATCCGCGACTACACACCTGATGAGTATAACTACGACCCAGAAGTAGGTGATCGTAAGGCTAAACAAGCTGATTACGATACCGTTGAGGTTATTCCAGTTGCTGATCCTAACGCCGCAACAATGGCTCAAAAGGTAGTGCAGTACCAAGCTGTTATTCAAATGGCACAATCTAATCCACAAATCTATGACTTACCTGAGCTAAACAAACAGATGCTTGAGGTATTAGGTATTAAGAATATTGGCAAACTAATTCCTGCAGCGGATGATGAGAAACCAAAAGACCCTGTAACGGAGAATATGGCCATTATTAACGGTAAACCGGTTAAAGCATTCATATACCAAGACCATGAATCGCATCTTGCCGTACATAAATCGTTTATGGAAGACCCAAAAATCCAACAAATGGTGGGCCAGAATCCTAAAGCTCAAGAGATTCAAGGTGCGATTATGGCTCATATGAATGAGCATATTGCATATGCATACCGTAAACAAATTGAAGAACAACTTGGCGTTGAATTACCTAACCCAGAAGATGCTATCCCTAAAGAGATTGAAATGGATATATCTAAGGCTGTGGCAATGGCTGCTCAACAATTATTACAAAAGAACCAAGCAGAAGCGCAGCAACAACAAGCTCAACAAACTGCACAAGACCCATTGGTTCAAATGCAACAAGCAGAACTCCAACTTAAACAGCAAGAGATTGAAATTAAAGCTCAAAAAACTCAAGCTGATATTGAGATTGATAAAGCTAAGCTTCAAGTGGATATCATGCGTATTCAATCAGATGAACGTAAAGCTGGTGCTCAGTTAGGTATGAAAACAGCTTCTGATAAAGAGAAATTAAAAGCTAGTCAAGAAGAAGCAGGCTTACGTATGGGTATGGAAGTAGCTAAAGCTCAAAAACAACATGGGCACCAATCAAGTCAATTAGATCAAGTTGACCGCCATAAAGCAGCAGATATCGCTAAAGAATATGCATTACAACAAGCAATGCAACAAGCTCAACAACCAACAGGAGAAACTGAATAATGGATTCAACGCTAGAGTATTTGATGGAACAAATCGAAGAACGGCGCAACGCAATTATCGAAAGCCTTGGCGATGGTGCCGCTAAGGACTTCGGTGCCTATCAACAAGCTGTCGGTATGGTTCGGGGTCTACTTACCGCGCAGTCCTTAATAGCAGACCTCGCAAAAAAAATGGAGAATTTGAATGAATAATCTTGACATCGGTCAAGCAATCGACCTATCCAATTTAGCTGAACGAGCTAAAAAGGAAGCGCAAGAAGAAGCAGAGGTACGAGCAATCGTAGGTGATGCAACTGAAGTGGAGAAAGCAGCACAACTGCCGGAACCAAAAGGGTGGAATATGTTATGTGCCGTACCCAATTCTGAAGAGTATGAGCTAGACAGTGGATTAAAACTGGTTAAAGCTGATGCGACAAAGAAGGCAGAAGAAACTAGCACTGTAGTTTTGTTTGTGATTAAACAAGGCGACCTTTGCTACAAAGACGAAAACAAGTTCCCTACAGGAGCATGGTGTAACGAGGGTGACTTTGTCCTCGTACGTGCATATGCAGGTACTCGTTTTAAAATCCACGGCCGTGAATTCAGAATGATTAATGATGATACGGTTATCGGCACTGTACAAGACCCACGCGGCTATGAACGCGCATAAGGAGTAATAAATGGCTACAAAACCAGAGTTTGATGATGAATTTGAATTTCCAGATGAAAAGGAAGTCAATGTAGTAGGTAAAGAAGGACAAGAAGTTAAAGTTGAGATAGACCAAGATGAAGTGGATATTGAAGTATATGACGATACCCCTGAACAAGATCGTGGTCGTGAACCATTACCTAAAGAAATTGTAGAAGAATTAGAAAAAGACGATTTAACTGACTATTCTGAACGTGTTAAAGAGCGTATGGCTCAATTACGTAAAGTGTATCATGATGAACGTCGAGAAAAAGAAGCTGCAGCGCGTGAACGAGAAGAAGCTATTCGTTATGCGCAAGCTATCCAAGAAGAGAATAAAAAACTCAAATCAACTTTATCAAGTGGCGAAGTAGAGTATATTAATGCTTACCAGCGAGCTGCCGAATATGAGATGGCTATTGCTAAACGAGAATATCGTGAAGCTTATGATGCAGGCGATACTGACAAACAGATTGAAGCACAACAAAAATTAACAGAAGCACAGTTTAAAGCCGCTCAAGTACAGAATTATCAACGTAAATATGAAAATACTTTACAAAACGGTGAAAAAGATGTATATATACAACCAACACAATCCCAATCACCTAAACCAGATGCTAAAGCTTCGGCTTGGCAAGAAAAAAATACTTGGTTTGGGCAAGATGAGGAAATGACTAGTTTAGCTTTGGGATTGCATGAAAAGCTAGTCAGAAGCGGCGTAAGCCCTACCTCTGAAGAGTATTACCGTCGTATTGATAATACGATGCAGAAACGCTTCCCCGAATATTTTGAGGATGCTACGCTGGACGAGGGAAAACCCGCCCAACGCACAAAACCTTCTACTGTTGTTGCTTCGGCTACGCGTAGTACCGCGCCTAAAAAAGTACATGTATCCAAATCTGCGCAGACATTGGCTCGCAAATTAGGAATCACACCCGAACAATATGCAAAAGAATTGATTAAATTGGAGAATAGATAATGACTACAGCTGATACAAGAACTACTAGAGACTTAACCGTACGTGAAGCATACCAACGTCCAGAACAATGGGCACCAGCTTCAGCACTACCTGAAATTAAAAAAGAACCGGGTTGGGCGTATCGTTGGGTTCGTACTAGTATGATGGGTCAAGCAGACGCCACTAACGTTTCTTCAAAAATGCGTGAGGGATGGGAACCCGTCAAATTGTCGGAGCACCCTGAACTACAATTGTATGTAGACCAACAAAACACTCGAATTAAAGACTCAGTGGAAGTAGGCGGTCTCATTCTATGCAAAACCCCAGAGGAGTTTATTGAACAACGTACTGCTTATTTTAATAAGCAAACTCAGTCACAGACTGATTCGGTGGACAATAGCTTCATGAAAGAGAACGATGCACGTATGCCTTTATTTAGTCAAAAGTCTACAAAAACATCGTTTGGTAAAGGTAAATAAATAATTAATTAAGGAGATTTATATGGCTACTACAGCAGCCCCATATGGTCTACGTCCTATCAATTTAATCGG